GCTTACTTAAATCGTCAATAGTATTACGCAGATCACGGAGACGATCTGTACCTCTTACGCCGATTTCAATTTCTGCTCTGTAGGCCACGGCGTTGGCTTTGAGTCTGGTACTTCAGTTTACGGCAGAAAGAAGCCGCCGGGGTTAGCGGCGGCGTTGAGCTTTTTTGAGTTCGCGTTCTTGGTCCTCGTTGAGGATCTGGAAGTAGGCGCTCCAGCCGATCAGTTCTTCGGCGGTCATTGAAGCGCGGACCTCGCGCAGGGATTTGCCTAGCTCCTTAGCGACTCCGAACTGGAGCATGAGCCAGTTGTCCTTGCGGAGTTCGGCGCTCAGTTCTTTGGGTCGAGGGGCTCGGCGTCGTCGGTGATGATAGCCAGCATCAGGGCTTGGAGGTCTTTGTCCTTGACTTCGTTCTTGAGGACGTCGATCTCGCCGGGGCTGAAAAGTTTGACGCCGGATTCGTCTAGGGCTTTGGTGATGAGCAGTTGGAGAGCGAAGGCGTTGGCGTCGTCGGACTTGGCCTGCTTTTGGGCGCGTTCGCGTTCGGCCATGGTGAGTGGAGTGACCCACAGCTCAAAGGTGCTGCCGTCCGAGAGGTCGACGGTCTTTTTGATGGGCTCCAGGTTGGCGGCCTTGCGGAGGCGGTCGATAGCGCGAACTGGAACTGGCATACAACGAGTATGTTGATGCTTCTAGTGTAGCGGAGTAGACAACAAAAAAGCCCCACCGAAGTGGGGCCTTGGGGTTTTATCGTTAGGTTCAGCTTTGGCTGAAGTCGAAGGTGGGGGTGCCGGCGGGGCGGAAGTTGACGGTGACCGATTGGGCGTCGTCGGGGTTGATGTTGAGGCTGGCGGAGGTCAGCACGGCGTCGAAGGAGATCGAGCGGCTGAGGGTGTCGCTCAGGGTGCCGCCGCTAAAGACGCGGTCGGTGTAGAGCTTGAAGGCGGCGCCGTCTTGCTGGCGCTGCAGGACGTCTTGGATCATCCGGTTGGAGAGGGCGGCGTCCTCGTTGGTCATGTAGACCGTGGCGGTGCCGGTGCCATCGCCGAAGCCGCTGATATAGGTGCGGAAGGGCACGTACTGGCCAGGGGTTTGACCGATGGTGGTGACGTCGATTTCAGCGCGGCTGATCTCGAAGCTCCAGTCGCGGACTTGGCCGACGACTGCGAAGTCGGCGTAGGCGACTTGGAATTCGTTGGGGGCCGAGGCGGTGCCATCGTCAGTGATGGCAAGGATGGTTCCACCCAGGGTGTCCGAAACAGTCAGGGCACCCGTTGCGGCGGTGTAGCTGAGGACGTAGTAGGTGGTGGCAGCCGAGATCGGAGCGGGCAGAGTGCCAGAGCCAGCGCCGCCGGTTTGGCTGTTGACCACACTGAACTTAACGGGGTCGCCTACCTTAAAGTTCAGGTAGGGCTGCACAGTGATGACGTCGGTGCTGGTGTTGACACCGGCTTCACCGAAGGTGCCGGTGGTACCGGCGGGTTTGTAATAGAGGGCACCGGACGTGCCGGACAGAACGGTGGTGGCCATGGGGGCGTACCAGTGGTAAAGGCAGTGGGGCGGGCACTGCCCGGCTTTTACAACAATAGCAAGAGTCTTTAAGAGAGGACTGTTGCTATCCAGTTGGTGTCGATGCGGCCCATGAAGTGTGGGGCATCTTCGGTTGTTGAGAAGATTGGGCCGTTAATTTCACCAAGGCGGAAGAATGTCCCAGAGGAAGGTTTAGCGGTGGCGTTGATTGTTTCGAGGGTGTTAACGGCTGTGGTCAGTAGTGTTTGATTGCGAGAAGGGCCGCGGCCTTTTTCGGTAAAAATTCGGATGACTAAGGCACCGCGGGCGTGATCGACGCTGGTGGTCAAAGTTGGCTCGTTTGTGATGCCAAAGGTTATGTTGACGCGGACGTACTCGGTGGTTGTGTTGGGTGGTGCGGCTGTGATGTTGTCGAAGTAGACAGGGACTGGGGGCACCAGTGCGCCGAAGGCGGTCAACAGAGGGTTTTCGACGGCGGCGCGGATGGCTTGGTAGTTCATGAGAAGCGGCGGCGGATGGCAGAGTCCATTTCGATCTGGACGGCGCGTCCCAGTTCAGCACTGGCGTAGTTGGCGAACCAGTCGAGGGGTGCGGTGCGGCTTGAATTACCTCCTTCTGAACCTCCGCCTGTTTGTCCGCGGTAGGAGACAGCAGCACGAGGGCCAAACTCTTGCCATTTGCTGAGGCCCAGTGATGTTGTGGGCTTTGGTGTTTTCCGGCGGGCGTAGTATTGGCGGTCGTGCTGGACGGCGTCGATTGCCTCTAAAGCGTGTGGTGCAAAGTTTGAGATTGTGAAGACGACGCTGTCTTTGGTGAGGAAGCTTTTTACGACTTGTTGGCCAGTCAGTGGAGGAGTTGTGACGGGAACTGGTTCGCCGGGTTGGCCTGTGCCTTTTTTGAGGACAGCCGGGGTTTGGATTTGCCAGGAATTGGAGAATTGGCCGCTCCAGTTAGGGCCGTCTTGTTGGAGTTCGCGGATAACACGTTCGGCTGCAGCTTTTGGGCCGTTGTATACCGTGGTGGCGGCTACTCGGTCTAGTTCTTGGAGCAAGTTTACGCCGCCTTGCCAGAAACCTTTGCGTGCCATTACTGGGGCCTCGCTATGACGGTGTGGAGGACGGGGTTGTCGCCGCGGTAGGTGGTGATGTTGATGATTTTGGCCTCGCGGGTTGCGCCGTCTTGGGTGTACTGGATGCGGTCGGCTTCGGTGGGGTAGTAGGTGCCCAGCTCGGCGGTGCCGAAGATGACTTTGATGTCGGTGGCTTGGTAGAGGCCTTCGGATTCGCGGGGAGTCAGGCGGACGATCAGCGCTTTCATGCTGACGTTGGTGTCGGCGCCAGTGACTGCTCCAGTGGTTGGGTCGTAGGTGCGGGGGGTGGTTGTTTTGATGTAGGTGATGGTTTGGCCCCAGTCGTTGAGGAGGGGGGCCGGAATGGAGGCGAAGGTGTCGTCGATCAGGCCCATGTCAGCCTCGGAATAGACGGACGGCGTAGTTGGCGGCCCCACCCATGCAGTACGGGCCGAGGTAGGACTGGAGCCAGGGGTAGACGTCGAAGACGTTGTTGATGACGCCGGAAGTTTGGGAGGTTTTGTTGTACTTGACGCGGAGTTCGCCGAGTTCGACCTCGTCGTAGATGCCGGTGGTGCCTGTGGTGCCAATGATGGCGTCGGTGTCGTTAGCGAGGGCGCGTGCCAGTTCGTAGGTGGCGACCTTGACTGGTTCGGGGATCAGGGTGCAGGCGAGGTCGATGCCGTCGACGGTGTAGTCCTCGCGGGGCCACTTGAGGGCCTGGGTTGTGGTGCAGCGGTCGCCGTAGAAGCTGAGGGCGTCGATCCAGCGGGTGGCGGAGATCAGGGAGCGGTTTTTGGCGTCGGTGGACTTGCTGGTCCAGTTGGTGCTGTCGGGGACTGTTTCGAAGTAGGCGTCGGCGGCTGCGAGCGTCACGTACGAGTTGGCGTTGGCGCCAGACAAGGTTGCGTCGATGACGGCGGCCACGGTCAGTACAGTCTTTGTCTGAGTCTAGCCTCGGCTGTAAGTTTTCTTGATTTCTTGGGTTGACTGAGGACGGAGGCGTGGTAGATGGTGGCTCCAGACATTTCGAGGTCGGCCTGTGCTTCGGTGTGTTGGCCGTAAGGGACGTCGATTACGCGACGGAGGTTATCCTGTAGTACGAAGAGACGGACTTTTTTCATGGCTACGCGCAGAAGTGCTTCTGAAGGCAGCGTAAACGCAGCCGAAAAGGTTATGGATCCGACTAAGCCTCGGGTTTGGGCTGATGTTGTTAAGCAGGTGCGGGCGATGCGAGAGGACGGTGCCAACGTGCCGGAGATCTGCGAGAAGTTGGAAGTGTCGTATGTATTGGTGAACCAGTTGGTGCTCCAGTCGTACAAGATGGCGATTGATTCGGCGCAGGTGTTTGAGCGGCAGGAGAAGATGCGGTTGGGGATTGAGTGACATGAAAAAAGGCCCCCGGTTGGGGGCCTTGCTTATGTGCCTGGAGATCAGGCGTAGGCGGAGGTGTCCAGCGGGGTGTTGACCAGCAGGCGCACGATGGGCACCATCTTGGTGGTGCTGTAGACCAGGCCCCAGTTGCCGGTGGTGGCAAGCGCGGCGTTGGTCGGGTTGTCAGTGGCGTTGGAATACTTGGTGCCAGTGACGTGGTAGCCGTAGTGGTAGTCCACTGCGACGACATCCTGCATGGAGAGGATGTTGCGGTCGGCGGCGAGGCGCAGGTCCTGTTGGATGCCCTCGGAGATGACGCCGGACTTGAACATGTAGACGGGG